GATTCGTTGGTAGTATTTACACTTAACTCACCTTCTAACCCTGTAAAGGATGCGTGTTCGGTGTTAGTGCCTCTGCGTCTTTGTACTGCTGTTGTCATGTCGTTACCTCGGCTTTGTAGGCCAAATTATATCATCATTTGAAATAGCATTAGGGTATTCTTGTGGCAAGTCTCTTAACGCTTGCCTGTACGTTGCCCATTCTGCCTTTTTCTTGTCGGTTAATGGGCTGTCTGCAAATTGAGTCCAATCTGATTCTGCTAAAAGTGCGTTTCTTAAATCTTTAAATTCATTTAAAAATAATTGCGAATCAACCTCTAATTCTTGCCTACCCTCAACTAAATGTTCGTTTTCTCCGCACAACAAATCTTTGTCAGATTCCACACACTGACAAAATCGGACAGGTTGATTAGTAATTGAATTAATGACTGTAAATGTTTTAATCATTTTTTAGTCTCCAATGTCCTTATATATGCCTCTGGAACAAATGCACCCTGACTTCCGCTAAATATTCTGCCATATAATTTAATAGTATTTGTTCCTGATGTTGTTGTAATCGGAAAAGCTACAACACCACCATATTGGTAATTATGTACTTTTTCTAAGCTGTTATTGTGGTAATAACTTAATTGCAAATATGCTGATCCAGATCCACCAGCGGCAATAGTAGATAAAACATCAGCATTTGCCCCAGTGCCAGTAAAGGTTAAAGTTAATATTAATTGTTCGGTAGATCCAAATATATTTGTTGAGGTTGCTAATTCTACAGACGATGGAATTGTCACAGCCTGATCTGCAATCTTAATTGTATCAACCGCTAAATCAGCAATCTTACCTTGAGTTACTGCAAGGTTATCAATCTTGGCTGATGTAATTACAGCGTCGTCTATTTGTGCCGCGCTAGTGATGACACCTGATGCCGCAATAAGACCACCAGTGATAGAGTTAGCCGCTAAGTCTGATGTTTGTATAGCCCCTGCCAAAATCTTATCAGATGTAATAGCATCGGAAGCAATAGCAGTCGCACTAATAGCACCCGCCTGAATAGCACCCGCTGTAACAGCGTTAGCCGCAATCTTATCCGATGTAATGGCATCAGCCGCAATAGCGGCCGAACTAATAGAACCAGCAGTAATAGCATCAGCAGTAACCGCGCCAGTTGATATTTCATTTGCAGTGATCGCGTCTGCTTGTATCTTGGCTGTAGATATTGAGTTGTCGCTGATCTGCGTACTGCTTACCTGACCCTGTAGATCGCTAGTTGCTACGCTTGCGATAAATGACGTTCCGTTATATCTGTATAGTTTATTGTCAGATGTAAGGAATACCTGCCGACCTTGGAAGTTGCCCGTAGTAGGAAGTGTAGAAACAATCTCTACTGGCCTTAAATTATTTGGAAATACATCCGAACCGATAGTGCCAGTAATATCACCAGCCGCAACACTAGAGACAAATGCAGTGCCGTTGTATCGGTATAATTTATAATCAGTTGTTAAAAATACTAGGTTTGCACCAGTATATCCTGATGGATTAGGCAAGCTAGAAACAATACTAATTGGTTCAATGCCTGATGCGAATGATGCAAGATCAACACTGCCTGACGTAATCGAGAATATGTCATCAGTCCACGCAGAAGTTGCAGAATCCCAGCGGTATAATTTATTTTGAGTAGTGTTATATTTTATCTGACCGTTAAAGTCACCCGTTGCAGGAAGTGAACTAACAGGCTCGATACCATACGCACCTGCCTCAGAGAATAAATCATTTACTGCCTGACTAAAGGAATCAGTATCGACAAATAAAGTAGTCGCACTGGCTACCGATGAAAACGCAGAAACATTACCAGAGTAATCGACCGATTTAACCCAGTAATATCTGAGTACGTTATAACCTAAACCTGTACGGGCAAAGTTATCCCCGCTGGCAGTCGCAATCTTAGTTGCAGTCGCAGAGTTGTTTACGATGTTTTCCCATACTTCAACATGAGAGTAATCAGGCTCAGTGGGAATAATCCACGACAAGCTAATTTCTTTCAGGCCACCAACCGCACTTAGGCTATCTGGAATACCGCAGGGATCAGTATCCCCTTCGGCCAATCCTGACAGGGTGACAAAGTTACTTTTAACACCAAGATTATTTACTGCCCTGATTCTTATGTTGTAATTAGCCGATGGGACAACACCAGTAATCACATATTGATTAGTCGTTACAAAGACTGAATTATAGTTAGGCTCATCAGTCGCCACTGGATCATCAATAGAGCCGTAATCCAACGTGATAGATGCCGCATTAGTAATTAAGCCATGATCGGTATTTGTAGTGTAGGCATCTGTGATATTTCCGTAATCAACCAGAGCCGACCCGCGCTGATATTGCACTTCATACTGGGTGACAAATACATCGGTTGAATCAGTCCAAGTCAATCTAAGAGAGGGCAATAAAGTCCCATCAGATGCGACTACTGTCGTAGATGTAGCGGCAAGATTAGTAGGCGGCTGAGTAGTAAAGCCATCATACAAATCAACCTCGCCCCCAGTGGTAAAGTCTTGCTGATCGGATGTTGACCAATCAAATATGGCAGAGGCTGTTTCTATCGCATCTACGTTTACAATAATTGCGCCATCAGTGGTTATGTCTAGTTGGTAGCCAGTAACTTCAAAAACTTTCTGAGTCCAACCCATACGCGAGTTGGTAACCATGATGTTATCGCCAGCCTTAAACTTCAGTGCGGCCAGATTACAAGGAATGGTTATCTGCGTTTGTTGTCTTGATTGCAATAGGGCAATCTTGGCGATTCTCTGCGCCCTTACGTTATTAGTCGTAAACGGCAACGGCATATCTAGATAGATAGGATCGCCATCTTCTGTAGAGTAGCTACTGCTAGTTATAGAGGGATAATCCGCTAGGGTGTAGTTTTCTTCTTCTGCTAAGTAAACGCCTTTAACGCCATTGTAGAGGCTTCTGCGGCTTTGCTTGGTCTTAACCGATATACCACCAACTAATACAGATTCATCCACTGTGATCGTGGGGGTGTTGTATTCAGCACCGACAATAAAATACTCACCGCCTGAGTAAATCAGCTTACCACCCATGCTCGACAACATGGCCTCGATGTTATCTTTTCGGCTATTTGCAGTGTCTACTACGCCATCCAGAACGTATCTATTTTGACTGCCACCGCCTGACAAATTAACAGTCTCATCGCATAAACTTTGAGCCGCTATCAGAGCCGTTGTATTGACGTTAGAGGCCGACTCTGCCAAGCCATACTTTGTATCTTTTAAGTAGTCAAACACGCAGAGAGCGGGATTCTGTGACCATGCTGTAGTCGCTGAGACAGGGTTATAAACCTTTTTACCTCTAACCACTGTAGAGATGTTCGGCAAGCCCTGCGCGAATTGATCTGTATCGTATTTTAGTCGAACATAGATATAGGCTGTGTCTAATAATTTATGATCATTAGTCCAGCCGCTGGATGCAGATACTAGAGTGCTGTCGGCAGTTGTTTGCGTACCATCATGGAAGCCTATGTGAACATAAGACCCCCAGTTACCTTGAAAACTGCCATCCCAGACTTTTGTATCGTTAAACCAGACTTGCTCAAAGCCATCAATCGCATGACCCGCTACAGCAATTACTAAATGGAGATACTCGTTATCAGTGCCAGTAGAATCTATATAAACAATAGCACCGCCAACTCTAGCGCGACCATAAATGATTTTACGGGATACAGCAGGTTCTCTGACAGTTACAGAGTTTCCCTGCATCTGTGCGCCAAGTGAAGGGGTTGGCATCAAGGCGCGAGATACAACAGAAAGGCCAGCACCAATGGCAAAAGCAGTGAGCAAAGAGCCGCCAAATAAAGTACCTGCGGCAAATGCGGCAAACCCTCCTGCGGCCGCAACTGCACCCCCTGCCGTCATCAATCCTGCTATTGCTGATACTGCCATTTTACTTTCCTAAAAATTTAGAATAAACGCGCTCTATTAAATCAAAGCCCATTCCTATCATTAGCTTATCAAAAGGTATGTGTACCTTCGTATTGATCATCATCAATGATACACCAATATCACGACAATAATCTTCTGCGAATTTGATCAATTTATAGCCAGTTGCACCCGCTCTACTGTCAGGCAAAACAAATACAACATCATTTACCGCAAAGTAGTGATCTTGATAATGGATGCTTTTATTGATTATTAAAACAAAGTAACCAACTAACTCACCATCATCACGCGCAGTAAATATATTTAATATCCCTGCCGCATCTAACTTAGCGTATTCCTTCCAATCAGGATTGAGCTTTATCTTGCCCTGATTTAACGCAACAAGCCGCCAGTGTTCTTCCAATAGCGGCTTTATATCTTCTTTAACATTTACCAGACTTTCATGCTGTATTGTTATCATCTACCAACCCTTAAATCTGATCTACCTCCTGAATGCGTTCCTGCCGATGCTGGGGTTGGTCTGCCCCAGATAATCTCTTTCTCTTGAATCTTAGTTACAAACTCAAAGCCCTTATCGGAGGGATGCTCAATCTTTTGATCTTCACTGGTATAGCGTCTAACAAATGATCTTTCAAAGGCGATTAATTTATTCTCTACGCTGATAGATATTGTAGATGTCTCACCGCCATCGGCTATAGTCATTACATCCATAAAGCCGCTAAAGATAATTACAGGCGATGAAACTAGATCACCGCTATCATCTAATGCGCCTAAACGGATAGTCAGCGGCCTACCCTGATATGGCTCATCCCTAGCGATAGTGACCAGTGATTGTTTTATACCTGTCAGCGTAACAGTTGCGCCATTTGCTTGTAGTTCGGCTGTCTCGCTTACCGACCCGATGCTAAGTAAATCACCCGCACCGATATAGGTATTACTATTAAAAGTTAAATTGCCCACGCCAGACCAGAAGTAAACGCTACCAGAGGTAAACTCCATATCAATTAAATAGATCGGGCGTACTACTTCAGCGGTTGCGACCGCTTGCATTTCAGTTGATAGGGTGCGACTCATTAGATGGCCTCGACACAGGCTAGAGTAAATCCATAAAGGGAGGCAGTATCAGTAGACCAGCCAATATCATTTGATGCCATGCGCCATAGACTTTTAGGCAATGTAAAATCTAACGCTGTACCTGATGCTATCTCTGCCCTTAGTGGTGGCTGAAACTTTAGTGTCCCCGCGCCAGCGGATTTATCTTCTGTAACCATGTACAGATAATCACCTAGCTGAAAGTAAGTACCCGCAGTAACAGCAGTAGAACCAGAATCGGTAGTCAGTTGCTCTGCCCTAACCGCTGTCGTGCCAGATGTTGTACTGGTTGCTGTACTTGTATGCAGTGGATGGCCGAACGTAAACGTGCCAGAACGCCCTTTTAAGCCGACTATAAATGCTTCGACTGATCGTGCCTCTGCATAGGTTAAAGGCGGTAGGCTGATCTCTGCTTCCCATCTAGCCCCTGAATGCTCGTACACTTGCTGATCGTAGGTAAATGGCGACTCTGATACGGCTACAGTTCTACGTAACCGCATATTGATAGACTGTATGCCGACTGATGGAAATGCTAATGGCATTTTTTATGCTCCTACTAATGCTTTGGAATAACCACCACCGCGCATTCTAGCGTCTGCAACTGCACCTTTAGCGGCATTGGCAATCTGTGGCATAAGTGTAGCAATTTCTGCTCTTACTGTCTGCTGTACGCCAGTCGATACGTTAATGGTCTGATTGACTACTACGCCACCGCCACCGCCTAGCTTATTGTTTGGTATTATTGCGCCTTTTTGATTTGGCACAAACATCTCTGGACCACGCTCGCCAACAATATAGGGAGAGCCAGATTCTACTGGACCACCGATTGCGGCATAACCTCTTGGATCAAACTGTGGAATGCCAGAGCCGCCTCCAGACGTTGCACCGCTACCAGTTGAACCATCGCCACCACTTCCAAAATAACCTGTAATCGCACCAAATGCCGCATCTACAATATACTTTTGAACCAACATTTTAATTAAGCTATCTACTACGCTTTTTGCCATTGACTTCATAGCGTCTGCAAAATTAGCCGCGCCAGTAATGCCAGCGGTCAGGGCATCGGTCATTCCATCTAAAGCGTTTGTTGTAAATGACTGAACTATCTCACCGCCATCTTTTACGGTCTGTTGCCACGCCTTAAATCCTAGATCGACATTATTAATTGAGTCTAAGGCAGGAACTGCCGCTTTCGGTATCGAATCCCCGATAATGTCTAAGGCACTTTTTACCCCTTCGAGCTCATCGCGGATATACTTTGTGCTTATGTTTCCTAATAACTCTGCACTTTCTGTATCCTGCGCTTCATCGCGCAACTTTATTAGCGCATTTATTCTTTCTTGAAAATTCTTAATTGCTGTTTCTTGGTTTGCTGGTGACAATCCTGCGGTATTTTCGCCAACTTTGGCAATTCGCGTTTCTAACTTTGCAATTTCTTCATTGTATTGCCTAACGTCTTTTGCCCCAATGCTAAACAGATTCTTTAAATTATTTTTTGTGCGTATGGCTTCGTTGTATATGCTTATAAAGCCATTCGCTAATTTTTCAAAACCAATTAACGCATTTTGAATTCCTGATATAAGAGTTTTAGCTAGTGATCTTGCAAATAATTCAACACCGCCTTTAGCTTCAATGGTGCGCTGTAAAAATGCAGTAAACCGCACAACCATTGCCTCTATTGCAGGGGCAAATGCCGCCACAGTCTGATCTGTAACGCCTTTAAATAAACTTTGTAATTTAGTCAGGGAATCAACAGTATCTTCTACGCCCTTGGCCGCAGTGCTAGACATTGTTAATCCTAATGCTCTAGCCTCGCCAAGCATGGCTCTCAGGCCATCACCGCCTTGCGATAAAGTATTTACAAGAGCCGCACCTTCAGAGTCAAACAACTTAAACGCTAAACGCAGTCTATCTGATTCGCTTTCTACTTCTGCAAAAGCATCAGCCAAAACAATCATGCGCTTATCTAACGGCATTCTGTTTAATTCTTGAGCATTTATCCCCAGTTCTTTTATTGCGCCTTTAGCCTCACCCATTCCTTTGGCGGCTTCAGCAGTCCTGCGGGTAAACCTTTGCAGAGCCATATCCATAGTCTGCGTAGATACGCCAGTAAGATCAGCGGCATACCGTAAAGCCCCAAGAGCCTCAGTGGTTGTGCCAATCTTGTTTGCGGTTTTAGTAAGGGTATCAGTTGCTCTGAGTGACGATGCTATAAGTGCGCCAAAACCAGCCGCGCCAACTAAGCCGACAATAGCTGTCTTGGCATTGAGTACAGCACCAGCAACAGCTTTTAGACCTTTGGTAGCACTGCCAAAACCTTTCTTGGTTTTATCTAATGCGCTTATCGTAATCTTGACGTTTTCAGCCATCGCTCTCACTCATTATCTGGAAATAGGCCAGCCACTCGTTAAAGTGGTTGACAGGCATTTGCTCTGCCTCTGCTATTGTTATGTGAAGCCGATCAGCCAAAGACAATAAGTTCATCCTTGATTGATCGGTTCTCAGTTTCCCTCGATTGCCTCAATAGACTCGATCTCTGCAAACATCTGATTGGCAATGTCACTAATAATATTAGTTTCTTCACCCATCAAATCCATGCGATCTTCAGCAGATGAAAAGAGTTTATTACCGCCCTCATCTTCTGCCTTCATGCAAATCAAATCTACCATTGCACCGATGGTAGTGTTGTTCAGGAAGTTAGGGTGCTTCTTCTGAAGTTGGTCTAAGTCATAACAGGTAATAGCCCTGCAATATAACTTAAAGTCTCCAGATTCATCACCCCACGCTGGTACTAATACTTCTCGCGCTTTTACTTCCCTTCTGTTGCGTAACTCTTTAGCTAATCCCATGGTTTAAATCCCCCTATTACGCTGTAGCTTCTGTGATTGCTCCACTGCACTGGATGGTAAAGCTGGCTTCAACCATGCCATCAAATGCGCCAGTTATAGAACGTGAAGTAACGATGCCGCCACCAGAAAAATAAGTTTCTCCAGTACCAGTACCAGTAGGATAGATTTCAAAGTCTACATCAGCACGTTCATCTAAGATTAACTGCTGTGCGTCTGCTTCATCCCAGTAACACTCGATAGATACAGTGTTAGTTGCTAGACCCTGCTTGTAAGTACGTGCAGTATCGCCCATTACTGAATCTTCAATAGTGTCTGCTGAACCGTCAAAAGTGAAAGATCGTACTTCGCCAACCACGGCAACAGTCGTGCCTGAGACTTGTACTTTTACTACTCCAGATGCGCCTGTTTTAGTCGCCATGATTTATACCTCTAAATAAAAGTTAAGTTGTGCCGCGAGTGTACTGATACAAAACGCGAACTGTAATAATGACCCCACCGATGGGATCAATAGAACCTTGATCAATCTCAATGTTAGTTATCTGCGTATCTAAGGCATTAGCCCCACGCAAACGATCAACATCCAGACCCTCTTCTACTGCTTCGATAATGTTATTTCGCGCTGTATCAATTACAGACCCTTTAACAAAACAAACCAGTTCATAATCTATTGTAGCCATGCGCTGAGTGATTGACCCGCCTAGACTACTATCTTCTCTGTTCTCTCCTGCGCTCCTAACTAGAATCGCGGGAAACTGAGCATTCGACAACTTATCAAAAGCAAATGGCTCTCGCGTTACATACTTAACCGCTACAGGCGATGTGATCGCTTGCAGGGTAGTAACGATATTGTTGGCAATGTTTTCTCTTACACTCATTTCAACGCCTTAAAGAATATCTTGCCCAGTTGCTTTTCTTCCTGATCGTTAAAGCCAAAGAACGGTCTTTTCTTATCGTTCATTGCGGCCTTCTTCGATTCAGTCGCTCTGCTGAAAAATATCTCAGCCTGTTTACTGTTAGCCGTTACTGTCATTGCGCCTAGCATCTGACCAGTAAAGTTTAAATCTGGTTTAGTGCCTCTGCCTTTCCCTGATCTAAACAATGCATACTCTGGTGTATATGATGCGAACATCCCTTTATAGCCTACACCTTTGGCAGTCCTAT